AAACGAGTCCCACAGGTGTCACCCCCGCGATTTGCGGGATGTTGAGCACGTTCCCGCTGTAGGTCGCAGCCCCGCTTGTTCCTGTCGTGGTCAGAGTAAACGCTGGGGCCGCGCCCAGGTTCGCCAGCGCCCCTGCTGCTGTGGTGGCTCCCGTGCCGCCCGACGCCGGAAGCAATGGCGATCCAAGCGTCTCACTGCCCGCCGCGACGTTGCCTGAGAACGATGCGCTGGTGCCATTGAGTGCGCCATCCAATTGCGCCGGTCCGGTCACTTCAAGGCTCAGTCCGTTTGTCGCTACGCCTTTGATCTTGGTAGGCCCCTGGGTGGTCTGCGCAAGCGCATCGATGGGGATGAGCATGAAAAGCGAAAAAGCGAAAATCGTCAGAACTGTTCTGCGCATTGTGTCTCCTAGGAATACATCATTGGCCCGACAGCGGTTGCGCTGCCATCGGTGTTTACCGCGAACATTTGTACGCTGGTTGAATTGGCGTCCGTGTTGGGCGTACCAGCATTGAGCATATTGCTAGGCCATGCGAACGTGTGACCTCCTGCGCTGTCCTGCACGATACGAACGACGATGATTGTCGGGCCTGACGCACCATTGATAAACGTGCTGCTGGTCACGTTGCCAGTCAGGATGATCTTGAATTGAAGGCCTTGCGTTGCGTTGATGATAGGAGTCGCGGAGAATGGAATCAAAACGAGTCCCACAGGTATCACCCCCGCGATATATCCCGCCGTCAATGAACCGCTGATGGTCACATTTCCAGAGACATTGAGTCCACTAATAGCCCGCGTCCCATTCAGAAATTGGTCAAGGAGCGCCCACCCTGCATTTGTAGGACCGCCCCAGTTGTTAGAGCCAATCGAAGGCTGCGGAAATCCTAGACTCGTGTTCGGCATGATCTCTCCTTAATGTCCAATGGCGATAATATGAGGAGTGGTAATTGTACTATCCTAGTTTCCGATTGCAAGGATCATTGGTGTTACTGTCATGCCGCCGTGATCCGAATTTCTTGCGTAGTAGTAGCTTGCCGCTGTGGACGTTGGCATGCCAACAAGACTCCAACAGGGTGACTCACCGTAGTCTGTGCCCGCAGCCACCCCAGATATTCCTGCCCACACGCAGGCGTTAGGAAACGCAATCGCAAAGTTTGCTGTGTACACTGAACCTCCTTGGCTGCCACTGAGCGGCAATCCTTTAACCCACTGGAGTATCAAGCCGCCAAGCCAAACTGGAAATTTTATGTACCCTGTGGCCCCTATTGATACAGCAAACCCCAGCAAACACCAAGCAGTTGTCGCTGCGTTAGTGCTGTTGTCGGAAGACGATACTGTGGGAGCGGTAAGGCCCGCCAGAGCCGCTACAGGGCTCCCGAAAAATACTCCGTTGTTGCTGATGAGAGGAGATACAGCGCGGGCCGTTCCGCCAAGGTCCGCACGGAATAGAATCACGCTCACGGAATTAGGTGTGGGGTCCGGCTGCACGGTTCCGGTAAATACCGCTGGCCAGTTTACCGTTCGACTGCCCGCCGAGTCCTGCGCAAAATAGAATGCAAGCAACTGACCCGCCGTGATTCCTGGGCATGACGAGGACGAGATATTCCCGCCCAGCGTCATCTGGAACCCGTTGGATGCCGCCGCGTTGAATGAAGGCGTGGGCGAGTATGCGACTGAAATCAGATCAGGCAACAGGTCTGCGGTGGTCAGGATATTGGCAAGCACAGCCGCAAGCGCGGAAACTGAAGCGTCCGAGTTCGTAAATCCCTTGTTAGCAAGCATCTGTCCAAACGCTGCGCAGAATGTAGTAGGCTGATAGGTCGCCTTATTCAGCAACGGCGAAGGAACAATCTGATCGGTTCCGTATCCCGCGATACGCTGGGCATCTGCAAGATACTGCGCGTCCGTCTCTTGATTAGCTGCGCCCGGATTGAATTGAACGAAGTTCGTTGTCGCCATGATTCACCTATACCAAGTGGCCGAGGTCAACCCCGGCGATGAGCGTGTTAGATAGATCGGTTCCGAAAATCGGCTGTTCTGCAAAAGTGTACGTGTACTGCACGGTCGCCTTGCGCGGAACGATGTAACCGTTGCTGATGAGGTCTTTCACGATAGAAGTGAACGCGCCCGAAAGCACAATTGTGGCAGTCATGTTCTGATTGTCGATGTTCTCGATTGTTCCGCCAGGGAATAAAGCCTGCCAAATTGGTTGAAGGCTTCCATTTGTTCCGTCCCACTGATTTTTCGCAATCGTCGCCTTGATGAGTATGCGGTATGTCGCATCGTCAAGAACTGGACTCACACCGCCTGAAGGCTGGAATCCAACCGTTCGGCTTACTCCTGCGATTTCTCCGCAAGTGTCAAGCTGAATACCTACAGCAGAATCCAGATCGAACGCTTCGGTTAGCCCCATGAGCATGTTTGTCGTATCGTTCAGCGGGGAGAGAAGCACACCGAGCCACGAGTTTAGATTCGGAGCCATGCGGTATTCGGATGTGAGCAGATTCAGATAATAGCTCACCGGAAGAGAATAGATTGGCCCTGTATCGCCAATGCCATACTTCCCGCGTCCGTACCCGTTTTGGCTGTAAAGTGGCATTATGCTTGGCTCACGATGATGTTGGCTGTCACGCCCTGTGCTACCGCGTTGTAGGCAATCGCAATATCGGAAGTACCTGAAGGGCTGGCCGCGGTTCCCGTAAAGAGTGAGGTGATCGAGAATTGTGGAGTCAAAAGACTTGGCATGACCGACTGCGCCACTGAATACAGCGATGAGAACGTGACTGACTCGCCAATCTGGAGGCCGTTAAGATAAGTCACAATCGCGGATTGAATGGACGCGAGAACCGCCGTCGTGTAGCCGTTCAAACCGTGAATGACCATCGTTGCGTAGATCGGTACGTAGGTTGGACGCGAGAACCCGATTACGGTCGTTTCTGTCGCGCTTGTGCAGGTAACATGCGTGGTCCCATTCGTCAACGCACCATCTCCGCGCTTGAGGAAGATTGCATTTGCCACATTGGCATCCGTGCCACCCTCCACAACGGCGGTAATCGAATGCGGTGGGCATCCGTTCGCATCAGTCACCTCGGTAAAGTTCTCTTCCACCGCATAGCGCGTAACGCCAGATACGGCTGCAATGGCGGCATTGATCGAACCAAGTTGCGTAATCGATGGCATGGCCACAGAATAGGCTTGGCGTGCCCTCAGTTGCGAGTCTTCTTCTGTTGGTAGGCCAACGCTTGCCGCCGAGGGATTGGACGCGCTTACCCACCCTGCCGTCGCGCCACCAGAGATTGTGTTGATGCTTCCCGCCTGCGCCTGGATTGCTCCGGCTGTCTCGCAGGTCGCTCCAACAGTCACACTTCCACCGCTAGGGATGGTAATCGGCGATGCCAAATCCCAGATGTACCCCTGCGTATCCGTAACGGTTCCATTCGTGATGACCTTTCCAACTGCGCCAGTGACAGTTACTGGAGCAGTTGAGTACGAAGCAGCCTGCCGCGCCAAGCCGTTCATCTTCACAATGCTATCAAGGTCTGCACCAACTGCGGTGATTGGCGAACGCGCATTGTAGGCAAGTTGACTTCCAAGATTCGTGTCGTAAATTTTCAGTGCGAATATCGAAAGTTCTTGGTACTTCGCTGTATCTGTACCAATATAAACAACTTGCGGGTAAATTGCCTGATAGTTGCTGATGAGGTCAGAGAGGGTATCAGCGTAGCTTGGAATGACTAGTCCGGCAGTCGGAGATATGTACGGTGCCGTATAGCTCATGCATTCACCTGGGCGCTCGAACCGGGCGCATTCGTTATCACAATATTACCAAACGCGGAACTGACAACTGCGCTGAACGTGCTGGCCATCGTTGCGCTGTTGAATTCAAAGCTAAAATCCACGATTTGCAGCACATACGGGCATGAAAGAATAGTCTGCTGGATGATGAGCATTACCCCGGCCTGATCGGTCGGTGATCCAGATGCGCCGATAAGCGATTGAAAGAGCGGGAAGCCGATTGTTAGATTCTGAAACCATTCTCCTAATAGGAGTCTCAGTGTTGTATAGATGATCTGCGCAACCGCATCGAGATCAGCGATAAACACCGGCCCATTCGGTCCCTCGATTGGATCGTTGTTGGCATCATTCTGCTGGACGAGAATTGTTGGCGTTGTACTCATTGGGCCTCCAGTACCGACGTTACGGAATTGGTCGGTGGAAGTGGGCCACCATATCCCTTCGATTGCAGGAATGGAAGAATGTTAGCGTTCCAGTAGTCAAGGAAATTCTTGCTCATCAGAGGAAGTGCCGTTCCTCCACTCGCTAGCACCTTGGTTGCCGGGGCTGTGACCGTCACTCCCGCCTCTGCTACGTCCACGATGACCGTTCCATCATCAGAACGCAACTGGGCGCTTGTAGTGGAGTAGTTGGCGAGTACGCGGGTTTGGTTGCGCAGCCCGAAATGGGCCTTGGCGTCTCCGATGTCGTGCCGATAGAGTTTCCCATCCGGCTGCTTCTGCACGCCGCCCGACTGCCACCACATATCGAAAGCCATGTCAGAGAACACGAGGTCGCACTCGTCTCCTGGTTTGATCGGAAACGTGAGCGAAAAACCACCGCCCATCGGAAGCACAATCGGCACATCGTCAAGGATTGGAAGCGTCACCTGCGTTGGGACAGCCTTCACGCGAATCTGCTCTTTGATGAGAGGCTGTACAGAAACTACTTGTCTAACGGCGTCAAAGGAAATTACCTCCGCAGGAATCGACACGCGCAAGTCGCACTCGAACTGGTGGAGAGCCTGAGTGATCGGCGCGGATTCAACCGAAAGCCGGTGCTGGATTGGAACGAGGCCAACGTTAGTTGTTCCCATAAGGCGCTCTCCTGTCCAGTGATGGTCCGTTTGGATTCGTGGCATCGTAGATGTAGGCTGCGCGTCCGCCAACACTCGTAAAGGCCGTAATCTCAGTCTCCCACTGATTGCCCCGACTGTCGCCGCGATATTGCAATCCATTGACCAGATAGTTACCGTTAGGGTCAAGAATCGGACGATACCCTGGCGGAGTGAATTGAAGTTGCCGAATGATTGAACTGGAGATGTTGATCTGCATGGGCGGAACGCTAACGCGCAGTCGCGGGTCAAGCGTCACCACTAGATTCACACCGTCCTGCGTTTGCTGTGGCACCCCAAGAATGCCCGTTGTTGGCGTGTAGGTTATCGTGGTCACTGCGCCAGGATCAGCCATCGTGCTGATTGCAATTCCATTCGATCCGTACCACGATTGCAGATTGTTTGCCGCCGCCACATCGTCAATGAATTTGTGAGGGTCGCCGAAGAACGGACGGGCGCGGGGAAGCTGAGTTTGCGGAAGCGCCTGCAATGCGTCCTGTGATCCGGGGTCGATGGGAATAGGCACCTGGGCACCCGCGCACATCTTCGCCACCAGCGCCGATTGCGTCATGTTGGCATTGCCCCTAAACTGCGCAAAGTTCCCAATTGTTTCTTCAAGGCCGGTGTAGCACATCAGCGTAACCTTGGAATCGATCACTTCAGGCCGCTCATACATGGTCTGGTAGACAGTGCCAGCGAAGATCACGCCAAACGGGCCAGCCTGGTAACCGGCACTAAGTTCAACCGTGGAACCTTGTCCGTAGATGAACTTTTGTGCCTGATCCGCGCTCAAATTATAGAGTTCAATCTTGGCAGTCCAGAACGTTGCATGAGAGGAATAGCCGAGGATGTTTACCTCAAATGATATCTTCATCGTCTCGGGAGTCCACGCCACCTCAGAGAGCGTATACGTCTGCGATCCCCCAGTTGCATCGGGCGGAGTGGTCACGACCAGCTTCCATGCCTGGCCAAAGTTGGCGATCTGCGAGACGTTCTGGGCTTTAGTGCTCATGCGGTATTATCCACAAGAAGAAGGAAATTCGATCCTAATTCACTGGCGTTAGGGTAGTCATCGGGAACCTGCCCTAAGTTGATAACGTACCAGCTTCCAATCCCCAGATAACCCTGCTGACAAAGTAGATTAGCGGCGGGCCAGCTTCCGGTGATGAGCGGAATACTCGACAAGAGCAGCACTCCAGAAGCGTTATAAATGCTCATCAGCCAATACTGAGCCATCTCACTGAAAGTGATGAACAGCGTAAGACGCACAACAGCCCCATCTATATTCAGCGCCACATTGAGCGTCTGATTCGGTGCGTTCGTCAATGGGATGATTTGCGCCATTAGATCACACCGCCCACGTTGTTGCTCGACCAGTTCCCCGCCCCCTGCAAAATTGCATGAATCGAATCCTGCGAAAGAGTTGGCTCGCCATTCTGCCTAATTACCCCAGGTGGAACTGCGCTCGTTCCGGTCTGGCCGATGGCAGTGGAGTCAGTTGTTTGCGGGCGGGCGCTGGTAACCGAGGTCGCCACGCTGAAAAGGTTGATCTGCTGAAACTCTACGGTCGCTCGAAGTCCATACCGAGTGCGCACCGTATCGTCAGGCAGCACGTTGAGGATGAACATATTCTGGTAGGTCTTCAGCCGAGTCGTCACCTGAAGTGGAACCCGCGCATCCCGCAGAGCGCAAAGCGTATTGAAGCAAGCAATCGACTTGGACGAATTCCCCACCCATTGACCTGATGCGTATGCCGGTAGAACGTCGGTCATCAGAATATCGAGAGAAAGATGCGCCGGGTCCAAAACGATGTGATCCGTGAAGTTGGCATTGTCCTGAATCGGGTGCATCGTGGGCCGCGCCTGCTGCGAGTGTGAGGCCCGCATTACCGCATCGAATACGAGCATCTGCGGAGCGGCAGTAGACGATGTTTCCGATGATCCTGTGACGCTTGCAGTGTTCGACGTAGACTGCGATCCTTGCGTTTGCGCGGCTGCTATAGCCCCAGCATAGGAAGCAGGAACAGTGAGCATGGTTAGGGCAGGCTGGGACCATTGCGGAGGTCTGAACTGCACGTCAAGGCCAGAAACGGAACTCGCGATAGAACTATTCCGTGCCGATTGCGCTGCTGCTTCGGTAGTCGATTGCGCATAGACAATAATTCTCCCAGCGCCCGATATGACCGCTGCACTAGACGCTGGTAAGGAGATTCCGCCCATGCTATTGGTAAGCCCCGCTATGTGCTAGAATGAGCCGCCGTGTGTGTTCAGTCAATCCATCGTCTACTCCCTGCTTTACCGCCTGGGCCGTCTGGTTTGGCGTCATAGCAGAGGCGGGTACGTTTACGATGATCGAACCGACCTGGATACCTGCCGCCGCTTCCACCTTGCGGATGTAGTCCTGACCTTGCGGGGAATACTGACTCTTCGCACCACCGTAATCAGCCAGCGCAGCTTCCACATTACCCTGATGCTGCTGTAGCAGTTGGGCAAGGTAACGCGAACCACCTTCAAGATTCTGCGATGGGTCGTAGGGATTCACACCTAAGCGCCGTGCCGTCGAGGGAAGCAACTGCATCATTCCCACGGCACGTTCGCCACTGGGATTGTCGGGACCAATCTTCACATTTCCATTGCGGTCGTACTGTTGTCCTCCAGATTCTACTTGCGCAATTCCACGCACGAGTTTCTGGAAATCATATCCTTGTCCCTGTACAAATCGGTTCATCTGCGCGTTCGGCGCTTCAAATTTATCTCCGCCCCATTCACCAGGAAGTACGGCTGCCCCGATATTCTCGAATCCGTGTGCAACCCTTACAGCCTCATCCGCTGCTGTGCCCAGTTGTTTCTTTGCATCTGCATACTGTGTGGGACTTCCGTTCAATGCCCACATAGCTTTCCCTAGATCCCAAATTGAAGCGACCCCATGAACTCCTACTTGTTCTAATCCCAACATCAATTTAATAGCTTCGCCAACCCAGAACACAACGTGCTCTACAGATTTTGCGAAGCTCTCGAAAGATGCGGTCTTGCGGTCAATGGAATCATCCCCAGAAAGTGTACCTACGAAATCATCGAAGTCAACGGAAAGATCAACAAACAGATTGCCAGTTTTCTTGAGAATATCCCACATCTGATTTAATGCTGGTACGAGATCATTTGTAATCTCGTCAGACCAACGCGGCATGTTGGCAAGAACGAAATCGTTTAATCGCTCAAGCTGTTTGGCAATTCCACCATTTCCGAAACCTAACTTTTCGAGTAGGTCAGACGCAAACTTCATGCCGAAATACTGGCCCTTTACTTCGAGACGCTGAAGTTGAAACGTCACATCCCGAATCTGGCGCATCTGGTCTTCATAATTAGGACCGAGCATGAGCGCCAATTGCTTCTGATCGTCAATGAGCGTGTGAAATCTGTCCTGAAGCTCTTTCGTGCCAAAGAACACATCGTTCAGCGTAACGCCGAGCGTATCGAGCGCAGTAGTAACGGCGCGATACTGCTGCACGCCCATCATGTTCTGGGTAGCGAGTAGCTTGGTCTTCAGGTCAGCTTGTCCAAGCTTATCAATGTACGCGACAATGCCAAAACCCACCGTTGCGAAGGCGGTAGTTGCTGCTACCTGGAATTTAAGAAAGTCTCCTGCGATTCCGCCAACGGAAGAGGCTACCGTTTTTTCTGTTCCAGCGAGAAGATTAGCGAACTTGGCGAAGGATGCCTGGTCTACATTGGTGGATAGCGAGATCAGATAGCTCTTAATTGTGTCGGATTGAGCCATCTATTTCGCCTCCTGAGCCGCCCGCCAAGCTCGGAAGTCGGCATCGTTCTTATCCCGAACGTCTAAAAACTCATGCGCATCGCAAAGATCACGGAATGTGAAAACGCCTTCAACCACATCCCGATGCTTCCAAATTCCTGCGCTCACCGGACGCCATAGAAATGGGTCTAGGCTTGGGTACTCGGTTGGCTCGAATCCGCCGCCGGAGTCTGGTTCGCGTTCGACCCGGCTGCGGGAAAAAAAGGGGCGATATTGAAGGCGATGCACTGCTTTGTCAGTTCGAGAGCGGTAGGAGCATCAAACTCAAGATCGGGAATAGCGTAATGCCCATCCACGAACATGATTGGCTTGGCAATAGGCGTACCAAGGCGCGAGTCATAGCGACCGCAAACACCCAGGCAAAGCGCCATCACTTCAGCAAGTTCGGTGCGCGAAAGCTGCTCAGTGAGGAAAGCGGCGGTCATTGCAAATCCGACCTCAGGAGGAACGTCAGGAACCTTTACGTCGAGATCGGGGACCACTACCTGTGGAGGCGTGGGCTGCGATTCCTGAAAGGAGCGATACCGCTTGACGAACGTCGAGAAAATCCAGCTTCCATCAGACGCCTTAAGCATCCCTATGCGGTACTGCTGATCGCCGATAGTCGTATCTTTGTGATCGAAAGGCATGTGCGCTCCACTTACTGGTTAGCAATGTTGGCTGCGGGAAGATTCCATTCAATGTACTCGCCCTTGCCGCCGTAAGGCTGCGGAGGCTTCTTCGAGAACGATACGCCGGTGCAGATGTTCTGATCGCCCGTGACGGGATTCTGAAGGTCAAGGGCAATCGCCGCCCAGTTGCTTGCGTCCCCATTCGCTACCGCTGTCTGGTGAAGATTCTGCGCAGACTTCAGGTAGGCGTTGAGCGCCGAGGTCTGCTGGCAGGAAATCTTGACCATGCCATTGAACCCTGGACTTACTGACACCATGACTGCCGCATCCGAAGAATTGTCCTGTTCGGTCCATTCATGCGTCATCTCCACGATGATCTTTCCCACACCAAGGTTACCGCCTGCGAGAATGAACGGTCCTGCGAGTGGAGAGGCAATTGCCCCCGTCAAGTCCTTGAACGAATACGTGGTGGTTCCGTTTGCCATTACGATCTCCTCTTACTGCTGGACCGATACTCCGATGATAAAGCTCTGCTGTGTGCCAGCCAGAATGACGGCGACATAAACGGGCATTCCCTTGAACAGTGCGCGGTCTGCGCTGGATTGTGTCGAGAATGAAGACGATCCAACCCAGTAGCCGGTTGCCAGTGCTGTTCCAACCGTCAAGCCACCAGTGGGAAGCAGCGGGATAGCAGGACCGTTCCACACGCCCCCGGCGATGAATCCGCGATTAGCTGAACGGCTGCAAGCGCCCCGCACCGCATTCAATACGAGAGCCTGGCCGGAATCATCCTGCGGAATCGAGGGAAGCGATTGGAGTACATTTAGAATCGAAATCTGCGCGTCTGCGGCCAGCATATCGAGGCCGAGAACGGTAGTAAAGCTGAGGCCGTTTCCGTTCACCCCCTGATAGTAGAAATCGTAACTGTTGGCGTAGTTATTGTAGCTGTTGCCGTTGTTTCCGAAGCCGAGTCCCGGCGTACCAGCAAACACGTTGATCTGCGCTTGCGAAAGCGGTTCGGTTGTGCATCCGACCAGCGTCTTGGCGGCGAGAGAAAAATTACTGTTGGCGAGTCCGGTATTCAGGCCCATCGCCTTCCCCATCAAAGCGCCAGAGATGTAGGCGTTGTTCGGGAATAGACCGCCCTGCGGGGTGGAGTAGCAGCCGTGGGCGCGGCTGTAATTTGCCGCCTTGATGAGCGAGAACACGTTGCCCACCGAACCAGCAAGAGCAGATGCGCTCTGCGTGCTGTAGAACAATTGCATGGCAGGCTGTGTACTCTGCGCATAGGCCGCAATCGCCACATTGTCAGAGTCGGTTGCCGTGGTGCAGTTGACCAGGTACCACGCGGGCTGAGCAACACGGCAAGCGGTCACAGCCTGAAGCGGAGTCTCACCAATGGCCGTCACGTTGACCTTGAGGGCGGTTCCAACGCTTGTACCCTGAGCGGTGGTCGAGAGTGCGGCTGAAATCGCGTATCCGGTTCCCTGCTGGCCGGGAATGGACGCTACAGACGTGACCACGCCGCCGCCGCTGATGCCAGTGACGTTGCCGTATCCATAGGATGCGTTCGAGGAGGAAATCAGAAAGGTGTCATTCAGCGCGTACCCGGTGCCAGCCGCAGCGGAATCGACGGTGATCGCCTGGATGGCGGTCGGGTCTTGGCATCCCATCCACAGATATTGCGCCTGCGGAGTCTGCGAAGCGTACAACTGCGCTTCGATGTATTCAGGATCGGTGGTCAAGTAGCCGAGCGCGGCGAGAGAAGTAGTGGCTGTCGAGGTCGGAATGAGAACGCAGCGCGAACCGGCACCGTAGGAAGGAATTCGCCCACTGTTGCCGATGATGAGCGCCTGATTGAATGCGGGGACTGATACCCCTGCCGGAGTGACTGAAACGCTCACATCGCAGAGAATCGAAAGTGGAAGGGGCTGAGTCGCCATGTTCTCTCCTATAACTGTACTACCACATCGCTGATTATACCGTGTTCGGTTTCAAGCGTAACCTCTACGCTCTGCATGGTTTGCTTGGTGAGGGTATCGGTCACCTGTTCATTCATTCTTGCCGAGAAGT